GATCTCTTTTCCTCCCGTCCGACTTTTTCCCCCACACAGCTAATGGCTGTGACACCGACAGAAGACCGCAAGCTTGATGTGGCCGCGGCAATGCGTCGTTGCGGTGGGAACCTCGACCAAGTGCAACGCGAGCGGCTCGCGGCCCTCTGGGGCTGCTCGGCTCGCAGCATCGCACGCGACGAGTTGTCGTTGCGGCAGAGCGGGCAATGGGAAGCGCTCGGCGAGCTGCACGCGCTCCCGTCCGCCGCACTCCCGGCTGAGCCTGTCGAAAAGCCTCCTGCTGGCTTCTCGGACATGGACCACGGCGACGTGTTGGTGTGGGTCATGGAGGAGCTCGGCAACGTCGCCCGCTCCTCGGACGCGGACGGCCCACGGGTCACGGCCCTCAAAGAGCTGCGTGTCACGAGCCGCGAGCGTCACGAGTGGATGCAGGAGCATCAGGGCAAGACCGCCGCTGCCGAGGATGCCGCTGCCGCACGCGCCCGGGTCGAGGCCGTGGTCGCCCGCTTGCCCGCGAAGGCACGCAAGGCGGCGCTCGAAAGGCTGACCGGCACCGAGGGTTAGGGCCATGGGCGCGGGCCCAGACTGGAGCGCGCTGGCCGATGCGCTGGAGGACTACGCCGCCGCGGTGGAGGCTGACCCGTCGCGGTGGATGTCGTGGCTGCCGCTACAGGAGCAGTTCCTACGCGACAACAGCGCGGTCAAGCTCATCCGGGCCGGGAATCAGACAATCGGCAAAACGACGGTGGCACTCTCTGAGGTGCACTGGCGCTGCGTCGGCAAACACGAGTATATCGACGTTCCGCCGCCGCCGGTGGAGTTCTGGGTTGTCTGCGCTGAGGTCGCGCAGAGTATCGGCATTCAGAAGAAGTTCCACGAGATAGCCCACACCTACCTCGCCGATGATTGCGAGTTCGACGAGGTCAAGGGCTACCGAGGCCGGCAAGCTGTGGCCAAGTACCGGAACGGGTCTATTGTCCGGTTCAAGACCACAAACCAGAGCAGCATCTCGTTTGCCGGCGCGACCATCACGGGCGGCATCCTCTTCGACGAGCCACCGAAGAGCGCGCGGCTCTTTTCCGAGGCACAGAAGCGCGTCCTGCGCCAGGGCGGCGTGGTTATGCTGGCTCTTACGCCGGTCAATGCCCCGTGCGAGTGGCTGCGGGAGCTCTGCGAGGCGGGCACGGTCTCGGACCATCATACCGTCCTGACGCCGGACCAACTTATTCCCATCGGCGAGACAGAGCCGCTACACGCGCCGCACCCGGAGACGCGGCAGGTTGTGCCGATGGATGCGGCCTATATCGAGGCCCTGGAGCGGACCACGGTAGCCTATGAGGTTCCGGTCGTGGTCCATGGCGAGTGGGAGATGCGAGTCCAGGGGCGCTACTTTGGCTCGTTTGATGACGTGCTGATGGTCTCGGATGAGTGCAACGCGCCGACGGTGTCTGTGGTGCTCGGCATCGACTACGGCAGCAAGGCGGGCAAGCAATGCGCGGTCCTCTGTCTCGTCGAGGAGGCTGACGGCGGCGTGGCCCAGCGCGTCTGGGTCTGGGATGTCTACGTAGGCGCCGAAAACACGAGCCTGGCCGACGACTCGCGCGGCATCCTGGAGATGCTGCGGCGCAATGGCCTGACGTGGAAGCAGGTCGACAAAGCATGGGGCGACCGCGTCTATATGCGAGGCGCCGAGCATAAGAGCAACCGCGACATCATGAAGGAGCTGTCCCGGGCGATGGGTATTCCTGACAAGGCCCTGCGGCCTCGCATCCGCACGGTCAAACGGGGCGGCGACTCCCGAGGCTCGGTCTCGGTCGGCGGCCGTTGGCTGCATCAGCTCATGGTCAGGGGCGCGTTTTTCGTGCATCCGCGCTGTGAGGTGGTCATCGCGGCGCTCAACGGCTGGGACTTCACCGACGACAAGCACGGGCACAAAGACAAGGTGGACGCGATACGCTATGCTCTGTGGGACTACATCTTCCACCGGTCGGGCCAGCGGCCTGGCCGCGGCGTCTACCTCTACTGAGGCTACTGATGGACTACCCCGCGCACGACATGACACCGCGCCCCCCGGCCGTGGTCTCCGAGCAGGATGCCCGACGGTGGCATGAGTCGGCGCGGCGCCGGGCCATGCTCGACGGCCTCTGGAAAAGCCAGCTGGAGGAGCGGGTCAGGAAGATGGTCGGCATCGTGCGTCAGGAGGCCTGGGGCGAGACCTCCCTGGCAATCAACACGTTCGGCAACATCTGCCAGGAGCTCTCGGTCCTCTACGACACCCCGCCCGACATCCGCCACGACCAGACCGGGACCGACGGCATCACCGCGGCAATGCGCGCGGCCGGTACTTGGTCCATGATGCAGCGGGCTCAGTACTACGCGCTCGGAATGGGTGAGGTGCTCATCCGGGTGCACGCGACCGAGGACGGCCAGCTCCAGACGCGGCCTGCTTTCGCCGACCTCTGCGTGTGCGAGGCGACGCCAGAGCGGCCCGACCTGCCTGTGTCCGTGACCGAGTACCGGCAGCGCATGGTGGGGGCGTCGTGGCGCTGGACTCGTGACGTGCTCAGCGTCGCGGACCCGGAGAATCCTGTCTACCGGGTCGAGCTTGTGGAGTCCGCGCAGAGCGGCAACGTGGAGGTGTCCGACATCTCCCAGGACATCCTGGGCGCGTCCATGTCCGGCGATGCCTACCCCTACCGCCGTCGCGACGGCCGGCCGGTGCTGCCCTACGTCATGTATCATGCGCGGCGTACGGGCTTCCGCCTCTGGTCTCCGTATGACTGGATGGAACTGGTCGAGGGCACGCTTGATGCGGCCGTCCTACACCAGATGTACATGCACACGTGGCGCGATGCGTCCTGGCCTCAGCGCTGGGTCGTGAACCTCGATGTGGCAGGCTCTCACGCAGCCACCACGACCGACGGCACTCCGGCCTCGCACGTCATCACTGACCCTGCGTCTCTCCTCCAGTTGGAGACGCCACAGAACCGCGACGAGAACACGCAGCCGATGGTGGGCCAGTTCAAGCCCGGAGGCGACATTGCTGTGATGGAGCGCGGTATTGCGGACTTCGTTGCTCGCCTCGCGCAGTCGGCCGGCGTTCCCCCCTCGGACATCCAGCGGGTCACGGGGCAGGCCCAGAGCGGCGCGGCCATCTCGCTCAACAACGAGGGCAAGCGCTCTGCCCAGAAGCGGTACGCGGAGAGCTTCCGAGATTCCGACGAGCGCCTTGTGATGACCGCGGCAATCCTGCTCAACCGGGCGACATCCGTGGGCGAGGCCCCGACCAGCTACGTGGAGGGTGGCTACCGCGTGGTCTACCGCGAGATTCCCGTCTCGCCACAGGAGCGCGGCGCGCGTCTGGAGGAGGCCGAGAAGATGCTGACGCTTGGGCTCATCGACAAGGCGGCGGCCTACCGGGTCGTGTACCCAGAGGCGACTGAGGCCGATGCTGTGGCCGCGGTCTCTGGGGAGGAGTAGTGCCCGAGAATCTCGCCAAAGACACGACGTTCACGCCACCGAGGGGGGTAGCGTCTGCGGCGGCCTCGTCGCTGTCTGTCCGCAGCGAGAAGCCCGAGAGCGAGCGGGGCATGACCCCGGTGGGGATTCGACGGGCTACGCAGCTTAAGAATCAGCAGCCGGTCAGCATCGAGACCCTACGCCGGATGCTCGGATACCTCTCGCGCCATCTCGTCGACAAGCGCGGCGAAACCTGGAGCGAGAAGGGCAAGGGCTGGCAGGCGTGGAACGGCTGGGGCGGCGATGCCGGCGCCCGGTGGGCAATCTCGGTCCTATCTCGTTACGATGAGTCCTGGTTCGCGGCATGGCGCCGTGCGCCGCGCAACGCCGCTCTGATGCGGCACGTCCAGAGGTGAGCACGATGCCCGACAACCCTACGCCAGCACCGGCGCCCGTCCAGTACGCTGCCCCGGCACCAGCCCCTGACCCGATGCTGCTCGACATGGGCAACTTGCCTGCGCCCGGCTCGCACGGGGCACCCGGTCGCATCCCCTACGACCGGTTCCACTCGGTGGTTCAAGCCCGGGATGCCGTGGCCGCTCAGGCCCAGCAGTACCAGGCCGAGCTCGACGCCGCCCGCGCGAAGCTGGCCGACTTCGAGGCCAGGTGGGAGAAGGTGAGCGGCTGGGAGGAGGAGCGGGCGACGCTGGAGAGCCAGTGGCAGACCAGGCTCACCCAGGTGCAGGAGTCCTACGAACTGCGCGCCATCGGTCTGCAGGATGAGGACATCATCGAGGCCGCCCGCTGGGCCTACGACCGCACGCCAGAGGAGGGCCGCCCCCCGTTCGTCGAGGCCCTGCGTTCCTGGGCCGCTGACCCGTCCACGGCGCCAAAGATTCTGCAGCCGCACCTCCCGCAGGCCAAGCAGCCCGAGGCCTCCCAGGAGGCCCCACAGGGGCAGGAACCGCCACCGGCTCCCACGGGCTTCCGCTGGCCAGACGCAAACAAGGGTGCGTCTGCGTCGCCGCCGCCTGCCCAGGGTCGGCAGACTATCACGCAGGCGCAGTACCGCGAGCTGCGGGGCAAGGGCATGTCGTCGACGCAGATTCGCCAGCAGTACGACGTGTCTATGCGGTAGGGCTACGCGTGTGTCAGCGCGACTTGCGCAGGCCGCCGCACTGTGGTAGCCTGCCGGCAACGCCCACGGGTCGCTCCCCGTAAAACGCGCACGGGCCGAAGACGAACCAGCCGCGCATGTGCTGCGGCATCTTCGGGAGTGCGCCACAATGGCCAATGAAGTCACCTACACCGCCGCAAATGAGCGCGTCGCAGCCGTCCTTCACAACGAGATGGCCTTCCTGCTCGCCGACCGCGCGAGCATCCGCAACCATCCGGCTATCGCTGACTACAGCAACCTCGCCGGCCGCGGGTCCACCGCGCTCAAGGTTCCCCTGTTCGGCCTCGCCGGATACAACGCCATGGCCGCGACGAACGCCGACGAGGTCACCGCGGTTGGCAACACCGCCCTGACCACGACCGCGCCGACCATCACCATCGCCCGCTACGCCCTGGCCCGCGAGCGCTCCGACCTGTACCAGATCACGGACCCGGGGCTGCTCAACGTCGATGCGCTGGCCGCTGACATGGTCGGGGCCTACGATATGGCTGTGACCACGGCTATCGCTGCGCTGGCCGCCGGCTTCTCCAACTCGGTCGGCACCTCGGGCGTGGACCTCAGCGTGGACGACTTCTACGCCGCTATCTTCCAGCTGGAAGAGAGCAACGTCCCCGGCCAGTTCCTCGCCGTGCTCCACCCGGTGCAGGTCAGCAACCTCCAGGCCAGCCTGCGCCTTGAGGGCGGCGCGAACCAGTACAAGGCCGCGACCCAGGACATGCTCGACGCCAAGGGCCAGGGGTACGCCGGCATGTTCGCTGGTGTCGACATCTTCAAGTCGAGCAAGGTCGCCACCGCCAACGCGGGCGCCGACCGGGCCGGCATGATGATCGGCATGGGCGCCATCGGCTTTGCCGCCGGCTCCCCGCAGGCCATCAGCACGCTCGGCGGCGACGTGGTGCCCTCCGGCACCGAGGTCATGGTCGAGTTCGAGCGCGACAGCGCCGCCGGCCTGCAGAAGATTGTGGGCTCGGCCTTCTTCGGTGTCGCCGAGCTGCAGGATGCCATGGGCGTGGGCATCGTCACCGACGCCTGATGACTCCGAGGCGGGCGGGGCGGTGCGGCCTCAATCGCATCGTGCCCGCCCGCCCTGTCCCGCCTCCCTGTCTGTCTCGCTTCCCGTCTCGCTCCGTTTACCCGCTACTCCTGCAGAGGACAGCACGATGCCTATCCAGACCGCTCAGCACATCACGGGCGCCGCCGTCGCCGACATCTCGCAACGGGGCATCAGCGCCCTACCGGTCGCGCCGCGCCCGCGGTTTGACTACTACTTCGTGCCCGGCGCGTACACCATCATGGGCGGCAAGGTCCGGCCGCAGCTCAAGCAGTTCCTGCATCAGGCCGGCGTCGACAACGTCGAGCAGCTGCCCGACGGCCGCATTTCGGTCGTGGGCGCGCAGGCCGACAAGGTCGCAAAGAAGGGCGCTATCTTTCTCGGTGCGGCGCACTGCCCGGCCGAGATGACGCCCGACGGCCAACCCGGCTACCTGCGCCGCTACCAGGGCAACGGGGGCTCCGTCTACGTGGCCGCGTGGGAGCGCCCTGTGCTGCGCGGTACCCGCGTCATCTGGACTCATGACGAGGAGGGCTTCCGCGCCTGGCTCGACTACCTCATGGCGACCGGCGTCGTGCCCTACCCCGACGAAGCCGTCATCGAGGACCTCATGGACCGCGCGCAGTACATCCGCGGCGCGGTCGAGAGCCGGCGCGACAAGGGCGCCAGCATCGAAGAGGCCGCCGCCCGCGCAGATGCCCAGATTGCGGCGCTTGAGGCCGCCAAGGGTACCCCGAAGGCCGCCCCCGCGAAGCGCCCCCGGGGCAAGGTGGCCGCCGATGGGTGAGCGCGTGTCCCGTCGGGAGGCCGTGGACCGGATGACTGGGCGACTCGTTCGCTCTGGCATGGACCCCAAGACCGCCAAACAAAAGGCCATCGAGGCCGCTACCCGCAAAGACCGTAAGGAGGGCCGCTGATGGCCACCACGCTCAGGACCCGGGCCACCTCCCGGCTTCTCCTCCACACTGTGGACCGCATCAACTCCAGCGAGCTCATCGCAGCCGCGACGACGCAGACCATCTCGCTCCAGACCCTGCCCGCGGGCGCGGTCCTTGAAAGCGTGTGGACTGAGGTTGTCGTGCCGTTCGCCGATGCCGGCAGCATCAGCGCGACCACCATCGAGGTCGGTAGCGCATCTGACCCTGACAGTCTGGCCGGCGCCGTCGACCTGTTCGGCACCACGGCGGGCGACCGGTCGGAAATCAAGGGAGTCTGGGAAGCCGGCTCCGGCCTCGCCGTCAAGGCCAAGTTCACGGCAACCGGTGCCAACTTCGGTGACGGCGCGACTTCCGACCTGGACGCCGGAATCGTGGATGTGCACATGACCTATCGCATCCTGGCGGGCTGACGCATGACGACACCGGGCACCTACTACACCGGCCGCTTGCCGCTGCCTGAGCAGATTGTCAGGGGGGCGGACACGTCCATCTCCCTGACCGTCTACCGGGATGGTGCGCTGGTCTCGGTGGCGTCGGCGACGGTGTCTATCTACGACGGCGGCGGGACTACCATCGTGTCCGCCGCAGCCGCTACGGTTGTCTCTGACGTGATGACCTACACGGTGACGGGCGCGACCACGACGGGCCGGGCTCTCTCGGACGACTGGCGTGTTGAGTGGTCCGTCACCCTGACCGCGGGGCCGGTCGAGGTCTTCAAGACCGACGCGCACCTTGTGCGGACCCTACTCCGACCGGTCATCACGGACGCAGACCTCTACCGGCGCGTCACAGGGCTGGACGCAACCGGCAGCAACGCCCTCACCTCTCGGGACGACTACCAGGTTTTTCTTGACGAGGCCTGGGTCGAGCTCATGGGCCGACTCATCGAGAAGGGCAACAGGCCGGCGCTGGTCGGCTCCCCGTCGGCTCTCCGCGCCCCGCATCTGTACCTGACGCTGGCTCTGGTTTTCGAGGACATGGCAACTCGCAACCCGGACGCCTACGCCGAGCGCGCAGCGATGTACCGGCGGCAGTACGAGGGCGCCCTGCAGCGCCTGACCTTCCGATACCCAGAGGACGAGACCGGGGCAACGCCGAGCGGTCAGCGCGGAAGCGCGCGCGGGCCGATGTTCCTGTGTCAAGTCGGCCGGAGGTGGTGAGTGGCTGTGCTCTCATTCTCCGCAGTCCGGCAACGCATCGCGGCTGTAGTCCAGGCCCTGCCCGGCATGGCACAGTCGCCCTATCTGGACGACCAGCTGACAACGCAGAGCGCCCGCAGCGCTTCTGATGGCCGCTTCACGGTCACGGTGCGGGCGTCCTCTGTCCAGTTCCAGCAGCGGCAGAAGCGCCCCGAAGGGGTCGAGGTCTACTCTGACATCTCGGTAGAGTTCCTGACCAACTTCCGCGACGATGCCGCAGTGGCCGACTACGACGCCGCCCTCGACCGCGCGTCCACAGTGCTGGCCGCAATCATGTCAGACACGAGCCTGGTCAATCTCCACCTGGACTTTGTGTCCATGGAGGAGGCCGCTATCGTCATCGACAGCCCCGTGACCCGCACTACCCTAAACTTTCGGGCAAAACACCGAATCGCACTGCAATAGGGAGCCGACATGGCCGCCTCTAACGTCATCAAGCACTACACCGATGGCTCCATCACCCTGAGCGACGGCACCGGCACCCCGGTGACGCTCGCTGTCCCGTTCACCACGGGCGACCTGAGCATCACCGGGCTGGCCCAGCAGCTGCGCGAGGTCGTGGCCTACCAGACGCGCGGAGTGCTCAACAGCATCCGCCTCGGCGCGCGGACCTTCCCCACCATCTCGTTTACGGCGCAGATTGCCGACTACAGCGACGGGACCGACACCACCGCCATTGACTTCTTCCTCAAGCAGGCGGCGTTCAGCGGCAACGTCTCGGTCAGCGACAACGCCACCGAGGTCTATACGCTGGACATTGTGCTGACGGTAGAGGGCACGGACCACGGCGACAGCGCCGACCACGTGCTGACCGCCAAGAACGTGCACTGCACCATCGACGTGGCCGAGGGTGAGCCCAACACGCTCACGGTCAACGGGACGGTGTATGGTGGCATGGACGGCGGCGTACTCTCCAACGCCGTGACCTTCTCCTGAGTCGACCACACGCAGAGGACAGCACGATGCGAACCGAAACCATCAACGCGAGCGACGGCCGGACCATCCGGCTTGTCGTGCCCCCTCTCCCCGGCCAGTGTTGGGAGGCGCTGCGCATCCAGAGCGCGACCGCGCGCAGCGGCGCCGCCCTGGGCCTTCTCCTGGCCGCTGGCGCCATCGAGACCCCGCAGGATGGGGGCAAGGTCGGAAAGTGGCGGCCTGCCTCCCTGCAGTCCCACAGGGGCAGCATGGAGGACTGGGGCTATACCGTCTTCAACGCGGTAAAGGCGCACACTGGATGGGGCGTCGCGCTCGTGTCCGGTCTCGCAGACGCGGCCCTTGTGCTCGTGATGGATGAGACCATCTCCGGCGAGGAGGTGGACCGGGCCGCCGGTTTTTTCTCGGCACCGTTTCTCGAATCGAAGAGCGCCGAAGGGTGAGGCCAGACCGTGCCAGAGCTGCGGGCGTCAATCGGGCCATCGTGAGCCTCTGCCGTGAGCATGGGCAGCCGCCGTCGTGGTGGGCGTCTCTGTCTCGCGATGACCGGGCGCTGATGCTGGCAGAGCTCAGCACGCGCCCGAAGGGGTGAGCGGTGGCCAAGTTCGGCGTCAAGGTCGATGCGCGCGCGTTGGAAAGCATGGGTAAGTCCTTGTCGCCGGCGAGCCGCACCCTGCGCCGCATTCAAACCCTCATGGAAACGGAGGCTAATCGTATTCGAGATGAGGGGGCCAAGGCGTGGCCTCGCACCTACACCAGCCGCGGCGACCCTGCCTCAGATGAGTGGTATCGAAAGGTCGCGCGCAGGAAGGGGCACAACATCACTATCCCGTCTTCTGAGTCGTTTGAGGTTGATACCCGCGTGTCCTCTGGCAAGTTGGAGACGGTCATCTTCTCGGCTGCGGACTGGGCTTATGCGATTCGCTCCCGCCAGATTGGCGAGACTGAGACGCAGCGCCGTGAGCGGTTTGAATGGAACAAGGGGCAGAGCCCTGAGCAGTACAAAAGTCAGAAGCAACTTGGAGCCAAGCGGCACGCATGGTCTGTGCTGATGGTTCGGCCGTTCAAAAAGGCCCAGCGCGACCTCGGCGCTAAGATTCTCGCCATCATCGAGGAGGGGCTCTAATGGCCCGCCGTGAATCCGTATCGCTGACCTTCTCCGCAGACCTGGCAAAGCTACAGCAGCAGCTTGCCAAGATTCCCGAGGCAACGGACAAAGAGGCGCGCATTGCGGTCAAGGCCCTTGAAAGGCAATACGCAAAGGCTGAGAAAGCAGCGCAAAAGGCTGCCGAGGTCAGCGCGCGAGCGTTCAAAGAGCAGCAGAAAGCGAACTCCGAAGCGCAACGGACTGCCGAAAAGATTGCAAAGAAGGCGACCGCAGAGCTTGAGCGGCAACGCCACGAGGTAGACCGCCTGACTGTGGCCCTGCACAAGTCTGGCTCCGGCGCGGCTGGACTTGACGTAATCGAGGACAAAGCTGGAGACGTTGACAGCGTGCTGGCCGGTCTCGCAGGAGCCCTCGACAGCATCGACCCGAAGCTGGGAGCGGTGGCGCGCGGCTTCGGTGATGCAGCTGGTGGCCTTGAGGCGGTGGCGCGTGGTGCTGGTCTCTCCGTTGCGGCGCTTGGCCCGCTCGCCGTCGCGGCGACCGCGGCGGCAGGAGCTTACCTCTACTTCTCGCAGCAACTGGAGGCGGCAGAAGCCGCGCAGGAGGCCGCAGCAAAGGGCGCCGAGCGTGCCATGAGGGCGTTTGGTGGGTTCGATTCTGCGGTTTCTGAGGTGGCTTCGGAACTCGGGAAGCTCACCGGCGAGCTTGACCCTATTGAGGAGGCCTACAACAAGCAGACCGACGCCATCCGCATCAATGCGGCAGAGGCGCGAAAGACGGCAGAGGCGCGCATCAAGCAGCTCGACGCGGAGCGAGAGTCTCTCCTGCAGAACAATCAGGTCAACGAACAGACCGAAGACCATCTGCGGTTGATTACGGCACAACAGGAGCACCAGCAAACCATCATCGCTGGCATTACCGAGCGCGAATCCGAAGCGCTGGACATGGCTGAAAATCTGCGGTTTGCCAAGGAAGCGGAAGCAGAGGCCAGATTGCGCGCAGAGAAAGCGGCTCGGAAAGAGGCGGCGGCAAGTCAGGCCGCTGCGGCGGCGGCACAAGCGCAGGCGGAGGCCGCGGCGCATGCTGCAGAGGCGCAAGCGGCGGCGCTCGCAGTGCAGGCGGAAGCCTCCGCAATCTTCACCCAGCAGGCAAAGACGAACCAGGACCTCCTTGAGGGCGTGTCAATCCTTGCCGCAGAGGAGGAGAAAGCTGCAATAGCCAAAGCACAGCGGCTGAATGATGCTGCAGAACTTGCCCGCATCAATCACGCACAGGAAGTTGCAGCCCTACAGGCGCGCATTGACACGGCCGTCTCACTTGGTGCCGACGAGGTCGAGGCCGCCGAGGTCTACCAAGAGCGCATGACCGAGCTGGAGCAAACGAGGGTTGCCAAGATTGCTGAGGCCGAGCAAGCGCTGGAGGAGCAGCGAGAGGCGGCACGTCAACGGCAGATTGCAAACATCTCGGCGGTCGTCGCGCACTACACGGCGGCGTGGCAGGCGGCCTCTCAGCAGGTGGTCTCAAACCGGATGGCGCAGGGCGAGAAGCTGCGGCGGTTTCTGGAGGAAAACGAGGAGAGCTTGACCAAGGCCCAGAAGAAGCGCATCCGCGGGAATCTCCGCGAGCAGCAGAGGGCGGTCACCAAGGCGTTCCGGCTCCAGCAGGCCGCCGATGTGTCGGCGATTGCGCAAAACACGGCGGTTGCAATCATGAAGGCGTTTGCGACCCTTGGCCCGGTTGCCGGCGCCGCAGCGACTGGAGCAATCACCGCTCTCGGCGGCGTCCAGACCGCCGCGGTCATGCAGCAGCAGCCCCCCACCTTCGACCTCGGCGGCATGGTCCCGATGGGCACCCAGGCCGGCAGCGGGCGCCACACCATGGCGACCCTTGAGGCGGGCGAGGGTGTGTTGACACGGCAGGGCGTGGCCGCGGCCGGCGGGCCGGAGGGCATCGAGGCTCTCAACGCCGGGCGTGGTTCTGGCGGCGGCGGTGGCCCGACTGTGGTGCAGCTCAAGCTCCGGCATCGGGTGCTTGACCAGGTGATGACGGAACATGCGGGGCGCGGCGGCACCGGCTACATGGGCAGTACGCGCAGCAACCCGTACCGCGGAGTCCCGAGATGAGCGCCCGCACACCGAGCTCCCTACACGGATTCCTGCTTCTGGACGGGGCATTCACCGACGCCAACCGCGGCGCCGGCACCACTGCAACGCAGGCGGACCCGTCGCCAGACCAGCCGCAGCCCGAGGGAAATGCCGGCTACCTGGAGCTGCGGCAGGTGGGCGATGCACTGGAGGACACAGAGTACCGCGTGCAGACCGTGTCTCCCGGCGGGGCCAGCAACACGGGCGCAGGCGGTGCCTACGTCTGGCGCCCGACCACGTCGACGGACGCGACCGACTATCGCGGCTGGGTCGCATACCGACATCTGATGGACCTCTACCGCCCGACTTGGGGCACGGCGAAGGACCTGTCCGCCGTCCGCATGTCTGACGGGACGGTCATTGTGGGGTTCACGTCGTTCAGTAACCCGACTTGCGCGCACCGCGCCCCGGACGCGGCGTCGTGGACTGAGGTTGCGATTGACTCGGGCCTGTCGCTGACCGGCGGCGTGTCTCCGTCCGCCCTGATGCGCATCCCCCGCGATGGTGGCGAGCGCGCCCTGTTCATGCAGATTCAGCGCCGCGGAGTGCACCCGTCTCCGGCAGACGAGTACGGCGTCCACATCTACGCCAGCGACAACGCAGGCGCGAACTGGACGCAGGTTGTTCGCGGGTCTCGCGGCTTCTCGCTGCCGAGCACTGCGCTGGCCTACCGGATGACGGCCACCTACCATGATGGCTACATCACCGCGCTTGTGCAAGCTGTCGACGGTGGAACGATCACTTGGTATCACCTCGTCTCGGATGACATGGGAGCAAGCTGGGTCCAGCTCGAAGCGGTCAGCATTACGCAGATTCGCAACCCGCAAGCATTCACCACGCCGTTGGGTCAGGTCATCATCCTGTACCGCGATGGCATAGCGAACGAGATTCGTTACGTCATCAAGTCAACGCCATACCAGAAGCTCGTCGGGAACCCGACCCTCGGCAACAGCACGCAGCTCGGAAACCGGTCATCCTATACGTATCAGCTCTTTTGGTCGACGCTGGCCACGGATGGGCGCATCTACATCCAAGCGCGCGAGACCGGGGCAAACGCCGAAAATATCGATATGTGGGTCATCAATCCCGACCAGCCAGAGACCGTCTACGACGAGGATGACCGCTACTACCTGCGGGGCGCTTTCCGGACTGGAGACACCAGCGAGAACCTTGGCGAGCCCGCGAGCGGCACCAACATCAGCCCGCCCATCCTCGTCGAGTTCCGCGACCAGATGCTGTATCTGGGCCCGGTCGCATCCAACGCCGGGATCTACAAGGCGAGCTTGTGGCTGGCCGCGTTCGGGGGCTACTCCTCAATTGACTGGCGGGATGTTGGGGCGGACACGGACGCCGGCTCGTCTCGGCAGTCCTACGGGTGCGTCTACCTGCCTGTTGATGTGCCGAGCAACTACGGCAACATCTCGGTCACCACATCAGGCACGACATCCGAAACCATCCTGACTACGGGCCGGCTGCGCGTCACCGTGGCTGCAGGCACTGGCAACAACTACACCTTGTACCAAACCATCCTCACGAACGGCGCCTCATTCAATCAGGTTGTCATGTGGCCGGGCGTGCTCATCAACGACGGCGGCGACGAGAGCACCAACCAAATTGTCATCGGGGTCAGGCTCTATGAGTCCGGCGAAGTGGTTTCTCCACAGCTCTACCTCGATGATGACGGCGTGCGGCTTGCCAACGTGACCAGCGGGTTCGTTGTCTCCAGCGGCATCACGGCCGGGCGCAAAGACTGGCTGATGGTTACCAGCTTTGACGGTGGCTCTTCGGTCACGGTCGGCGTGTGGTGGCGCGTGCACGGAGACCAAGTCTGGACCTATGCGGGCGCGGGGACGGATACGCCGACCGCAAGCGGTATCAAAACGCAGACAACGGAAATCGCACTGCTGTACCGGAACAGCTCGATTGATGTGGAATTCGGGCCAATCTGTACGATGGGCATGTCTGACGGTGGCGTCCTCCAGTGGCCGATCTCCCATCCGGCAGCATGGCCTACCGCCTTCTCCGGCCGCCCGTTCGGCGTCACGCCCCACGACCTCCAGGCGGGCCGGCGCATCTACGCCGCCGGTGGACCGGCCTACTACGGCGACGCATGGACCGTGGGCACGCGCTACGCCCGAGGGTTGCACCAGATTGACCCAACGGTGAGCCCGTCGCCAAACGTCTACTATGAGAGCACCAGCACCGCCGAGCAGGTAATCGAGTGGGACCTAACGACGGCAGACCGGCCGCTGGACGGGACTATTGGCATCTACCTCGGCGGAATCAACTTCCGAACGGCCTACCTGGAGGAGTGGAACGGCGCCTCGTGGGACTCGACTGCCACCATCGACGCGGCAACCGGTACCAGCGGGCTCAGCTACACGCTCAGCGGCGTGGTCCTGACCGCATCCGGCTCCGGCACGGCGGCCGGGCGCTATCTGCACATGGACGAGCTCTCCGGCTGTACCGTGGTGCTGGACACTGGCGGCACTCCAACGGCGAAGCGGGCCACGGCGAACAGCGAGGGCGTCTGGGACCCTGCCCACGGGCGCAAGCCGCTCGTCAGGCTGGAGTCTACCCACGGCGTTACCACCGGCACGTGTGACCTCTGCGCGTCCTCTGTGGTGGTGCTGATTCACGACCGGACGACGGCGCGGACCAAGTACCGGCTGCGCATCCCGGCAAACCAGGCTGTACCAGACCCGGGCTACCGTATCGGCGTCTGTGTGATTGGCCCGATGGCGTACCTTCCCAACGTCCCCGATTGGGGCCGGCAGATGGAGGCGCGGCCGAACGTCGAGATTACCGAGTCTCGCGACGGGCGCCGGTTCGCAACCCGCCGCGGGCGCCCGCGCCGCTCGGTGGAGGTCTCATGGCCCGGGGGCACGGACACGTCGCACGTTTACGCGCTGGACCCTGACTACCTGGAGCCCGGCAGCGGCTACGCAGCGGCCGGTGTGGTCAACGACGCGCAGAAAATCGAGGCGATGCTACTGCGCGCCGACGGGTCCCGCATCCCGGCCGTCTACATCGCTCGGGCTCCCGCTCCAGGGTCGACGACCCAGACCATCATCGGCATCGGGACGCACCTCTACGGCCGGCTCTCCGACCGCGTGCGCCGAACGGCCGTACTCGGTGACGAGTACCTCAGCGAGGTGCAGACAATCGACAGCATCACGATTGAGGAGGAGGTCTGATGCCGCGCCTGACTCGGCAAGACCTGCTCGGGGCTGACCTCGTCTGGACGCTGGCTCTCACGCTGCGCGGGACAACCTACTACCTCAGCACCGACATCTCCGAGCCGGGCGGCGACGATTCTCCCGGCCTACTCCCTGGCGGCCTCGCGCCGGTCTCATGGTCGCTGGAGAGCCGGCCGACTGACACGGGTGTCGGCGAGGTCGAGGTCTCGCTTTCGTTTCTGTGGGCTGTCGTGCTTGACATCGCGGAGGATTCGTGGGCGGCGTCGCAGGCTCTCGGCTGGGACCTGGGCGACAGCACCGCCGAGCTCTCTCTGTCGGTCAAGAATGCCAACTGGGCAGACCGGCAAGTCATCCTGACCGGTCGCGTCATCGAGCCCGAGTATGGCGCCCGCGGCGAGGACGTGACCCTGACTCTCGCGCAGGACGTGGCCGACGACCGGGGCCGCATCATCGCCTCAACGATGCGAGTGGACGAGACCACGTTCCCGGCCTCTGGTACGGTCTCGGTGCCCGACAGCACGACGGGATTCGCTTACCCGTTCGTCATCGGCTACCCAGGCGACCGGACCACGCCCGGCAATACGGACATCTACCCAGCCGTGCCCGCGCCGCTCAAGCGCATCTCGTTCAGCACGAACGACAACAGCGTGCAGACGTGTGACTTCCTGCTCAGCTACGGGCACTGCGGCCGGGAATCGGAGCTGAGCGCGGGCACTGTTCGTATCTACCTAATGAGCAAGTACGACCCTGGTGCGGGCGCCCTCTACACGCAAGATTTGACCGTCTCGCGGACCTATGATGACCTCGGCGTGCCCGTCACAATCGCAACCGCGCCCGTGTTTGTCCCGGCTACCGGCGTGCCTCTGGTTGAGTCCGATGATGAGGCCTTCGCAGGCTGGGAAGGCGTCGGCGGCGTCCAGTTCGATGGCCGAACGCTGGAGTATGCCGGCGATGTGGTGCGGTACCTTCTCGGGCGCTCTACCGCGCCGGTGGCTCCCGTCCGGCAGTCGGTGGTGGACCAGCTCAACGGCTTCCGGCTGGCCGGCTACATCAACGCAGAGACGACGCCGTGGCAGGTGCTCTATCGAGATGTGCTGCCGCTTCTACCGGTCTCGGTCATCCCCGGGCCGAGCGGCTGGGAGCTCGTGTATTGGAATGTGCGTGCGACCGAAGATGACGCGCTGGAGCACATCGACACCGCCAAAATGCGCGCGGAGAGGGCGTCTCGCGTTCGGTACAGCAACGTGCGCGAGGTGCAGAACCTGGTCTCGGTCGCGTACCGTGTCCGCGCAGACACTGGCCAGCCGACGGAGACGTACTACCTTGCCCCGGAGCAGTGGCTGGCCGGCTCAGCTATCGACGGCCGGGGAACTACGGTTGTTCGCAGCCCCATCGCGACAGAGAGCGCGCGCCGCTACGGGGTGCTCCCCGGCGCCGCGCTACAGTCGCCGATGCTGTGGGACACGGCTACCGCGGCTGCGGTGGCATCGTGGCGCCTCCGCTGGTTCAGTCAGACGCGCATCAGGGTCGACTACACGGTGCCGCAGCACCTCCAGTATCTGCGGCCGGGAGATGTTGTGCTCCTGACCGATACAGAGGTCGCATTCAACGCCCGGCCCTTTTTTGTGGTGGGCGTGACTATGGGCCCCGGTGATGCGGTCCTGAGCCTGGAGAGCATCCCCGACGTGTATCGGACGGCATCGCAATCGTAAGGCGGGCGTGTTAGCCTGCTACCACCGGAGGACCCATGGCCAAAGACCTCAGCGGCATCAACGAGTACCCACACAGCGATACGTCCTCATCTGTGACCGGCGCTGAGGTGCTCACCATCGACCCGGGCCGGGCCTCCCTCGTGCTCGTCTACATCGACGCATCGGACGGCGGCACCCTGGCCGTGGGCACGGGCGGCGCCACCGTCCCGATTGCTGGAGAGCAGTGGGTCACGGCATGGACGCCGGGTCCGACCAGTCAGCGGGCCAGTACCATCTCGGTGACGCCCACCACAGGCAGCACCGACATCCATTTCCGGGTGCACTGATGCGGCCGCTTCCGCCGGGGCTCGCTGCGGCCGGCCTGGCTGCGCTCGGTGAGATGGGCAACGCTTCGGCGGGTGGCTCATGCACCGACCCCACAATCTCCTCCTCTCTGGGCAACGTCGCGGACCAGAGCGGCGCCTACACGCCGACCTTGACGCACAACGGGGCCAGCGTCGCAACTACGGCCGTTGACACGGCCACGGGCCTGCCTGTGGTGGTCACGGACTCGGCGACGACCACGCCGAGCGTGCCAGAGCCGACGGCCGGACACACGCTGCTGGTCACGCACACGACGACCGCGGCGGATGGGTTGACGGCGTCCATCTCGTTTGCGGTGACGAAGGCCGGGGCCAGCGGCGGCCTCACCGCTCCCAGCTCCGTCTTCGATGTCGACTTCTCCAACGAGGGCGCGGCAGATTGGAGCGCAGACACGGGCGGCACCCGCACCGTCGACGGCGCCGATTTTGACAGCTACGGCGACTCTGCGGAGACCTTCGGGCCGGATGGCAGCACCGGCGTCGTCATCGAGGCGCTCAACGCTTCCGGCGGCACCATCTCCGGGCCTGGCCTGGAGCTGGACATCGTCTCGGATGTTGCGCAGGGCAGCATCATGGTCGCGACGTGGAAGCTCACCAGCATCAGCCTCCCGAAGACGGACGATTACGTCATCTGCGAAATGTTCGGCACCACGAGCCCGGCCAGAAGGGGCCCCGGTGGCGGCTTCTGGTTGGACGGGCAGGGCAAGCTCTACGTCGTCTGCCGCCGGACCGGGAGCAACACCCCGCTGACGGCTACTACGGTTACGCTCGGCAGTATCCCGACCTCCATGTGGGTCCGCGTCAT